AATAAAGTTAAATACCAAAATGGAGAAAGAATCTATGGCAACGTCTGTCTTGAGGTTTACCTGCCCTCACGAGGAACTTGCTTGTTACAGCATGTCAATCTCGCTGCCTGTAGTGCAGGAGAGCTCAAGCAGGGTTTCGTTGAAGGTATGCAACAACTGTGCAGCCTCCATAGTAGGACAGGTGTTGGAACAACTGGAGAATACTTGCCAGATACTATCGACAGGCAAGTTGGCCTCGGAGTACTTGGTCTCGCAAACTTCCTCAGAAGGAACAGCATAACCTACGATCAATGGGGACGTGCTCTAGCTGTTGTTAATGATGGTGGTGCAATAGTCACTGCTACTGAACACCTAGCTAATATATTTAAAGAAGCTATACATGCAGCAGCTGATGTAGCTAGAGAAAATAATATGGTAAGAGCTTTTGCTATAGCTCCTACTGCCTCCTGTTCATATAGGAGTCAAGACCCTGATGGGTACACAGCAACACCTGAGATAGCACCTCCAATAGCTCGCTCTGTCGATCGTGACAGCGGAACCTTTGGAGTACAACACTATGAATATGGTGATGTTGAAATAGCAAGTGAAGTTGGTTGGGATGCTTATAAGCGTGTCGCTGACGAAACAATGAAAATGTTTAATAACACGGGACTTCTTCACGGTTATTCCTTTAATTCATGGTCCGATGTCGTGACATATGATAGGGAATTTGTAGAAGAGTGGTTACTATCACCCCAGACCTCCCTCTACTACAGCCTGCAAGTTATGGGAGACGTACAAGATAAGAGCGATGCGTATGCAGCATTAGATCAATCTGAAGTCGATGATTACTTGCAGGACATTCTCGGTAATACCGAGCCTATAACCTGTGATTGTCAAGAATGATGAAAAAAGATCCTTACGATAAATTATTTGAAAGAAAAAGAACTTGGACACCAGTTCAACCCACCAAAGGAGAGGTAAAATACGGTGCAGAAGAAACCATCAAGCGTGCTCTCGCAATACGTCATATGGAGCTACCAGTTGGAGAGTTTATTACTCAAGGATTGGAAAAAGAAGTCCCCGACAATGCTCGCAAACTTCTTGAATCGAACGTTAAAGATGAGATCAAGCATGATCTCGCTTTGGGCTACATTGTTGAAGCCCACGGTGCTGATCAGCAAGCAGAATTAGAAGCAATGAGGATAAGAGATGCATGGATTGCACACCCTGATCATACAATTACCAAAGCTCTGGTCGCAGAACGGGCTATCTTCTTCGTTCTACTCCCTTTGTTTAGGTTTAATGGGGATGCTGCTCTTCGTACTGTATCTGCCGATATCTCCAGAGACGAGCAGATCCATGTCGGAACGAATAGCCTTGTATGTACTGAGTTGGGTTTATCTTCTTCTAATTCTCTGGATAAACTTAGGAAGGCCACTATCAATTGGGTCTTACAACCCCTAGGTACAAATACTACCGATAAATATTTGGACAAAAATTTTTGGCTGGATGCAAGTGATCGCTTAATGTATGAGGGCAAAGCCCCAGAGTTTTCTGACACCAAAGCAGCTCGTATGCCAGCGTTCTTTGAGCATAGCAATGTCAACCTACCCCAATACGCTTGAGCCTTTACTAGGTCCAACCATAGAGTCCCTCCTTCTAGAAATGGAGGAAAAATTTCCACCAGTAAACCCACATCCTAAAGAGGAGTTGAACACTATTATGTATAAAGCAGGTCAACGCTCTGTAGTTGAGTGGTATAGACATAGAGTGGAAGAAAGAAATGTCCTTAACTAATGTAACATCATGGGATCCAGGTGAAAGGATCTTTGATAGCTATAGACCTTCACAAGAAGTTACTGATATGTATGATCTTGTGAATCAATTGTATTCTAATTACTCAGATTTATATAGTAATTTTGAATCAGCTCAAAAAGCACAGAGTGAATCATATAAAGCTGCTTTAAAGGAATGGAATAGACAAGATAAAGCAGGTGATGCAGCTGATTGGACTGCATATAGAAGATTAAATAAAGCATATGAATCAGCAGACAATAGATTAAAAGATATTCATACACGTCTTGAATTTAGCAGTAAGGAGTATGATAAAGCTGGTAAAAATTATGAAAAGCTAAAAGCTAATCCTGAAAGTAATGTCTATACAAACCCTGAAGGTACATTTAAAAATGTAGGGGATGATAGATGGCAGAACATAGATACTGGTAATGTAAGACGTGCTGATACATTTAGAAATCTAAATAACACTCCGGTAACAAGCCGTATGAATTTAGCTCGTGAAGAAAAGAGAGCAAAGAGACAGATAGAATTAGCCACTAATAATCCTAAGGTTGGTCGTGGAGATTTTGAAACAGATAAACCTAGAAGTGCTCAACCAACCCTCACAGAAAGATTACAATCTAATCTACCTGCTGCCTTCCAGAACCAACCTAACTATACAGCTGGGCAAAAGATAAAAGATTTTGCTACAGGAGCTTGGGATCAGACGAAAGGTTTAGCTACAGAATTCCATAACAGAAAATATGGATTAGGGATGCTACCTGATTTAATTGGTGGTACTGCCCAAGCTAGAGATGAATACTTTAAATCCCTAGCACAAACTGCAGGTCTAACAAACTATACTAAAGAAAATCCAATGAAGATAACTTTGGATCGTGGTACTAGAGTTAGAACAGCGAATACTGTAAATGAATGGTTAAATAAACAGTCTCCAGAACGTCAAGAACATTTCTTATCAGGTGGTCAGCCTACTGTAGAAGAGTTAGGTCAATATGAACATAAAATGGCTCCTGATAATAGTTTAAATTATGCATTAGTGTCGAATGAATTCAAGCGTAAAGGTGGGGGCGACGCAGGCAGGTGGAGTGCTTATTATAATACAATACATAATTTAGCTGGTGGAGATAGAGATACATTTACAGGTGTTCATAGAGGGCCAGACGGTAAGTTACGGATAGGAGGTCTTTCAGATAATTATCAGTTTTCTGATGATGAAGATATAACCGCACTTAATCCTATACTTAAACCATTACAAAGAGCTGCTATGAGCATAGGTCAAGCTAAAGGTGCTTACAAGGATCAATCAAATGAAAACATAGCAGATTATGGATTTAACCAGAGTTTGTTTTCAAAGAAAAACCAAGGAGGCACAGGTCAGACTATGAGAACACCAGCACATTTAGATTTATCAGATGTTTATAGAAAACCATCCATAGCAGACCTCGCAAAACAGTGGGGACGTAAGGTTTTCAAAATACCAAATTAATAAAAACAAATGTCAGCAAAAGAACGCTATGACTATTTATCAAGCGACCGTTCACAGTTTCTAACCGAAGCAGAAGACGCATCGAAACTCACACTACCTTACCTCATCAGAGGCCATGAAGATACTAAGGGTGGCATGAAGCAACTCAAGACACCATGGCAATCAGTAGGAGCTAAAGGAGTAGTAGCATTAGCATCAAAGCTATCGCTATCACTTGTACCACCTCAAACTAGTTTCTTTAAACTGCAACTTGATGAGTCACAGTTAGGAGAAGAGTTTCCACCGGAAGTAAAATCAGAACTAGACTTATCTTTCGCAAAGATAGAGCGCACTATCCTTGATGCTATTGCTGCATCAGATGATCGTGTAGTAATACACCAAGCACTGCAGCACTTAGTTGTCGGTGGTAATGCTCTTATCTTTATGAATAAGCAAGGGCTGAAATTATATCCTCTTAATCGCTTCGTTATAGAACGAGATGGAAACGGTCATGTGATTGAAATAGTCACTAAAGAACGTATCAACAAAAAGTTAATAGAAGATCAACTACCTCCTGAAATAGATGACTACGAAGTAGAGTCTGTTGTGGATGAAGGTAGAGACATCAGTGGTAAGAATGAGTGTGATGTTTATACTCATGTTAAACGAGATAATAATAGATTCATATGGTATCAGGAAGTATATGGACATGAGCTGAAAGGATCCAGAAGTAAAGCACCAGCTGATGCTACACCATGGTTACCTCTACGATTTAATACAGTAGATGGTGAAGCCTATGGTCGTGGTAGAGTAGGTCAATTCATAGGAGATCTTAAGTCATTAGAGGCACTCTCTCAGGCACTCGTAGAAGGCTCTGCAGCAGCTTCTAAAGTTGTTTTTGTAGTATCACCCTCAAGCACTACTAAACCCCAGACGCTGGCCTCTGCAGGCAACGGAGCAATCGTTCAAGGTAGACCAGATGATATAGGTGTTGTACAAGTTGGTAAAACTGCTGACTTCAGAACAGCCTATGAGTTAATGGGTCAACTTGAAAGAAGATTAAGTGAAGCTTTCCTTATACTAAATGTTAGACAGTCAGAACGTACTACTGCACAAGAAGTACAGATGACACAGATGGAACTAGAACAACAGCTTGGAGGACTCTTTGGATTACTCACGGTTGAGTTCTTAGTACCATACTTAAATAGAAAACTTTCTGTCTTCCAAAAGACTGGAGAGATTCCACGTATACCTAAGCAAATGGTTAAACCAATCATTGTAGCAGGTATCAATGCTCTCGGTAGAGGACAAGATGTACAAGCACTAGGTAGTTTCTTACAAACTATTGCACAGACAATGGGACCAGAAGCTATTGCCCAATACATTAACCCCGATGAAGTTATCAAACGTCTTGCAGCTGCTCAAGGTATTGATGTTCTTAATCTCGTTAAGAGTATGCAGGAAGTTCAACAGCAACAACAACAAGCGCAAGCTCAGGCAGCAGAGATGGAAGCAATCAAAGGAACGCCAAACTTAATGAAGGCTCCAATGCTTGATCCATCTAAAAATCCACAACTAACAGCAGAAGGTGGAGATCCTCCACTTGAATCACCCACAGTATAAACAATGGCAGAAACATTAACATTTGAACAAACTCCTGAAGTAACCTCTGTAGATAGTTTATCTGCAGAGGAACAGGACTCTCTTAAAGTTGGAGAGGGAATGCAAGAAGCAGAGGATACTCGTCTTGCAGGGAAATATAAAGATGCACAAGAATTAGAGAAAGCTTATATAGAATTAGAGAAAAAATTAGGTGAAGGTAAAGCTGAAGCGGAGCCTGAAGCTAAAGAAGAAGCTCCTGAAAAAGAAGAAGATAAACCTGATGAAGTATCATCTACAATACTAGATGAACTATGGGAGCAAGCTACATCTGATAAAGGTGAGTACAAAGAAGATACTTTAAAACAACTAAAGGATATGAATCCTGGTGAGTTAGCTAAGATGCATCTAGAGTATAGAGCAGCTAATGCACCTAAAGATTTATCTGAAGCTGATGTTAAAGAGCTTAAAGGCATTGTTGGAGGCGATGAGAATTATTCCAATATGTTATCTTGGGCTCAACAAAATCTAAATGAAACAGAAGTGAGTATGTTCGATCAGGTTATGGAACGTGGCGACCCACTCGCTGCTTTCTTTGCTGTACGTTCATTAGCTTACAGATACAATGATTCAATAGGATTCGATGGTAAAATGGTAACAGGAAAAGCACCCGCACAAAAATCAGATGCATTCCGAAGTCAAGCTGAAGTCGTAGAAGCAATGAGTGATCCTCGTTACGATAGAGACTCAGCTTACAGAAGGGATGTTATGGAAAAACTAGAACGTTCTAATGTCAATTTTTAATTATGTGGAATTTTTTACCTAGCTTACTAGGAAATATACAACGACCAGAACCTAAAGAATATATAGAACCAGCACAACGACCATCTGGAGGTGGATTAGCTGGTATACTTAGTTCATTACCTCAAGTATTAGCAGGTATGACTGGTGGTAATCTTCTTGGTGAAGCAAAAGCAGGCTTCGGTCATGCAGCTAGAGGTGATGTAAGTAAAGCATTACCTACCTTGTTTGGATCTATGATGTTACCATTCCTTGGAGGAGGAGGTTTTGGTCAATCTCCTTTCTCTAATGCAATGAAAATAAATCAAGGATCTCCTATAGGACCTACCTTAGGAGGTGGGGTCGGTATTAATACAGCTGCTCAAAGAACTCCTATAGGAGGCGGACTCGGTGGATTAATAAATTTTCTTTTACCAAAATTATTTGGTGGTAACAGTGGTATGATGATTAACCCACCTAAGAGAAAGAAAAGAGAAGACAAAGAGGATATTGAATACCTATGACTAGCTTAGTAGATGAGCATCTCATTGCAGGTGCTTATGATCAATACAAACCTAATCAGTGGGAAAGAGATTGGGTTGATGAAACCTATAAGAACTTAGGTACACCTAAAGAACCCCCTGGTACTGATCCTGCTGAGATAATGGAACAGCTGGAGCTATTTCAGAAGGCTGCCTTCACAAGAGATGAAGCAAATTCTTTGGAAAAAATTTTCCCTGATGCTTTAAATAACATGAATAAATTTAGAAAGAAGTATTATAATTTACCACCAATTAAAATTATAGAACCTGGTGTTCAATTACCTAAAGTTTAAGAATGTGCGCCGACCTGACCTATCATCCTCGGCCTCGTTCTTTATTTTAACTATCAATGACAACTACAACTGAA